GAATGGGTACAGAACCCTATATCAGGGTTTTGGCATAACCTAAGAAATACCAAGGACACTTGGTCAACTATTAACCAATCATCAGGTGTCTATTGTTTTGACACTTGGTTGAAGTATTGTATAAAGGAGGGCGAATGGCCTATAGCTCAATTTCATGACGAGGGTGTTTGGGTATTACAAGAGGGTGCAGAAGATCGCACACGTGATAAGTTACGTAATGCCATTGATAAAACAAACGAAGAATTACAGTTAAATGTAACACTAGATATTGACATACAGTTTGGCATGTACTATAGTGACATCCACTAATTAAACAAAGGAAATACACATGAGTAAGAAATTTATCTTAGATGGCACACTTGAGTGGGCAAAACTAACACCAGCAACTATGGACACATTTGAAGTTCACATGAAGAAATCTGAGGGTGCCTTCACTGTAAACTTTTACTTAGATGATAGTAGTGACATGGACAAGATGATTGCAGCGGGTGTCCCTGAGGCTCAACTAGGTCACGCTACATTCCGTGAGGGTAACACTGACTATGGCTCTGGTATCTACATTAAAGCCAAGCGTCCAAACAAAGGGCCTTACATTGACAAAGATGGCAATGACGTATTTGGTGGTCCACCTAAGATTTACAATCACACAAATGGACCATCATCAGATTTGTGGGATGATCAAGAGGACGGTATGATCGGTAATGGCACAAAAGCCAAGATGATTATTGAGTTTTGGAAGTCTAAGAACGGGTCTGGACTACGCTTGCAAGAGTTGGCAATCACAGAGTTGGTTGAGTATACTGAAGAAGAAGGTGACAATATTTCACTAGCAGGTTAACTTAGGTGTAACATGCGGGTAGGTTTGTTGCCTACCCGTGTTTAACATAGGAGCAGTTATGCTTAAAAATTAGGTAAATACGTTGATGTGATGGTAGATGGATTTATTCATGGGGCAGCAGTTGCTTTTGTTCTTTGGCTACTAGATGTCAACATCACAATTAACATATAAGGAGATAATATTATGTATGAATATGCAATTTCAAGGGGTGAGGGTACATTGGTTGACTATGGTGTTTTTGCATCTTATGGTATACTTGATTTACTTGAAGGTGATTTACTTATAATCCAAGAGTGTTCACCTAATTGTGTAACAGGGGTTTAAACAAATGACATATAAAACATATGAAGTAAGACTTTATAGTAATGGTTCAAAGGCTTGGTACCTCAATGGCAAACTCCACCGTGAGGACGGTCCAGCTGTTGAGTATGCTAATGGTACCAAGTTTTGGCACCTTAATGGCAAACGCCACCGTGAGGACGGTCCAGCTGTTGAGTGGGCTAATGGTACCAAGTTTTGGTATTTAGGTGGTACTAATTACACAGAAGATGAATGGAAAGCTAAGCTAAACCCTGTCAAAGAACTGTCAGTTAAAGAAATCTCTGACCTGTTGGGTTATGAAGTAAAGGTAGTAAAGTAATGCCAAACAGTATCAGAGTCAAGCTTATTGACTGGATGGGTGGAGATGTAAGTGTTGTCAATGCTGCACGTGTATCTTTTGGTAAACAAAAGGTAAGCAACGGTCTTGATAAGGGTGACACGAAGCTCATTAACTACCTAGCTAAGCACAGGCACATGTCACCATTTGGGCATGTGTTTGCTTCATTTCATGTGAAGGCACCTATCTTTGTGGCACGTCAGTTAGTAAAGCATAAGTTTCTGCGTTGGAATGAGATTAGTCGTAGGTATGTGGATGATGAGCCTGAGTTTTATGAGCCTGATGAGTGGCGTGGTAGGGCTGAGGATAAAAAGCAAGGGTCTAGTGGTGTAGTTGAGATACACCCCCAGACTTTTACAGTTGACCCAGAAGATTACACACAATTAAATGAAGCTTCAAAAGATTCCTACAACTACTTACTAGACCAAGGTGTAGCACCTGAGCAAGCCCGTATGGTACTGCCACAAAGTACAATGACCGAGTGGTTCTGGTCTGGTTCCTTAGATGCCTTTAGTGACATGTGTGACCTGAGGCTTAAGGACGATACACAAGAAGAGACGCGCGTTGTAGCACAGCAAATAGACGAGTGTATGGAGCAGTTATTCCCTGTTTCATGGGTGGCATTAAGAAAGGATACAAATGTCTGACGAAGTAAAGAAACCTAAGCATTACAAGATGAACGAGGGTGACATTGAGTGTATTGATTATATCCGTCAGGTACTTGGTCCTGAGGGTTTTATTCACTATTGTCACGGTAATTTGATTAAGTACCAACACCGTTACAAGTATAAGGGTAAGCCCCTGCAAGACCTTGAAAAAGGTTATGAGTACATGGGTTGGATGATTGAGGCCATGAAGGGTGTAGATGTTAAGATTAGTAAGCCTGAGGTAATTGTAGGGGGTGATGATACCAAGTCTTGGTACCTCAATGGCAAACGCCACCGTGAGGACGGTCCAGCTATTGAGGGTGCTAATGGTGACAAGTTTTGGTACCTTAATGATCAACTCCACCGTGAGGACGGTCCAGCTATTGAGTATGCTAATGGTGACAAGTCTTGGTACCTTAATGATCAACTCCACCGTGAGGACGGTCCAGCTATTGAGTGGTATGATGGTACCAAGTTTTGGTACCTTAATGGCAAACGCCACCGTGAGGACGGTCCAGCTGTTGAGTGGGCTGATGGTTCCAAGTTTTGGTACTTCAACGGCAAACTCCACCGTGAGGACGGTCCAGCTGTTGAGGAAGCTAGTGGTAATAAGTATTGGTACCTCAATGGCACTGAGTACACAGAAGCTGAATGGAAGGATAAGTTATGCCAATCTTAGTTGATGCAGATATAATCTGTTATAGAACCTCTTTTAAAGCTCAGTCGGATGACTCTAGTCTGGAAGAGTTACATGAGGAAATTGATGACATGATTGATAATATCAGTGTGTCTAATACTTTTGGTGGTGACTTAGATGACCTGAAATTCTTCCTTACAGGTAAGAAAAACTTTAGGTATGACATTGCAACTATTGCCCCTTATAAAGGTCATAGGTTAAAAGAAAAGCCACCTATGCTACCTGATGCAAGGGACTACCTTATTTCTGAGTATGGCGCTAAGGTATCTGATGGACAGGAGGCAGATGATGACATTGCCATTACTGCTGCTGCCTGTGAATACAAGTGTACAGTAGCCTCAATTGACAAGGATTTCTTACAACTTCCGTGTAGGCATTACAATTGGAATAAGGACAGTCATACTGATGTAACTCCTGATGAGGGTATGAAGTTCTTCTATACTCAGATGCTAACAGGTGACACAGCTGACAATATTAAGGGTGTTAAGGGTATCGGACCTAAGAAAGCTGACAAGATACTTAATGGTTTAGTGTCAGAGGTTGACCTGTACAAGGCTGTTGAGGAACATTATGAGACACTTGATGAACTTATAGAAAATGCCAGATTACTTTGGTTACGTAGGTTTGAAGGTCAGATGTGGGAGCCACCTGAATGAGACGTTTACGGAAGTCAGCACTTGCTGCAGGTTTCAGGTCAGGTTTAGAACAGGACAATGCCCAGCTCTTAGATGACTTGGGCATTTCTTATGAGTATGAGTTGGAACGTGTGCCTTACATTGATAAGCCTAAGCTATACAAGCCAGACTTTAGGCTGGTAGATATTGGCATTATTATTGAGACTAAGGGTCGTTTTACATCTAGGGACAGGGCTAAGCATTTACTTATAAAAAAGCAACACCCAAGTCTTGACATAAGGTTTGTTTTCAGTAATAGTAGAGCTAAGTTAAGTAAAAAGTCAAAGACAACATATGGTGAATGGTGTGACAAGCATGGTTTTATGTATGCTGATAACTTAATACCGAAGGAGTGGTTAAATGTATAAAACATACAAAGTAAGAGTCTATGATGGTGGTGACAAGCATTGGTACATCAATGGCAAACTCCACCGTGAGGACGGTCCAGCTGTTGAGGGTGCTAATGGTGACAAGTATTGGTACCTCAATGGCAAACTCCACCGTGAGGACGGTCCAGCTATTGAGTATGCTGATGGTGACAAGTTTTGGTGCTTCAATGGTGCTAAGTACACAGAAGCTGAATGACAAGCTAAACTTAACCCTGTCAAGGAATTGTTAGTTAAAGAAATCTCTGACCTCTTAGGTTATGAAGTAAGGATAGTGAAGTAATGAAGATCACAGGTTTAATTGGTGGCACTTATCATAACCCAGACGGTTTCCCTCCGTTCTGGAACGTGTACCAAGTAGAAGAAGAGGGATTAACACTTGAGCGTGAGATTTACTACACCACACTTGAGGCAGCACTTGCTGATATTGCCCAACTAGAGTGTGAGGATTATGTAGAGTTTATCTTTGATGACACTATGGATTTCCAAGAGGAATACCAAATGGAGTTACCTTTCTATGGCCACGAATAAGACAGCAGTAGTATTCTCATGTGCTCATACTAAACCTGAGGTATCTAACGAGAGGTTCACGTGGTTAGGTAAGTTCTTATATGACCTAAAGCCAGACTATGTGGTTGACTTAGGGGACGGTGCTGACATGGCATCCCTCAATAGTTATGACACACGTAAGCCTGAGGCTATCGTAAGTCAGTCATATGAGGCAGACATTAATTCATATAATGATGGACAGGAGCGCTTGAGACATGAGTTTGTAAAGAACAGGAAGAAACGCCCAGCTTTTTATGGGTTCGAAGGTAATCATGAGAACCGTATTAAAACGGCTATCTCATATGACCCACGAGTTGAGGGTGAGAACTATGGTATCTCTTTTAAACACCTTAATACAAACAAGTGGTTTAATGAGTATCACGAGTATGAGAACTCAGCACCTGCCATTTATAATTATGATGGTGTTGACTATGCTCACTTTATTGGGGCAGGTAACTACGGTAGGGCCTTGAGTGGCATTCACCATGCGTTTGCCCTTATTCAGAAGCGTTACCGAAGTGCAACGGTAGGTCACTCACATAAGCGTGGGGTCTACTTTAAAGATGAAGCTAACTCAATTGGTTTGGTGGCAGGTTGTTACAAGGGTGGCGCTGAGGGTTGGGCTGGTCAGTCAAATACAGAGTGGTGGAAGGGTGTTGTGATTAAACGTCAGATTGACGGGTCGGGTATGTATGAACCTGAGTTTGTATCAATGAAAACATTGGAGAGGTATTATGGATAAAACATTAGATTTTAATGAGTACCAAGATTTAGCAGATGAGACAGCAATTTATCCTGAGGATTCTCAGATTATCTACCCAGCACTTGGGTTAGCTAGTGAAGCTGGTGAAGTTGCAGGTAAGATATCTAAGTCTCTTAGGGACGATACTGACTATGACTTTGATGCCATTGCTCTTGAGTTGGGCGATGTGCTTTGGTTCCTAGCGGCACTAGCGTCTGATTTAGGTATGAACCTATCGGATATTGCTGCTATAAATATTGAGAAACTTAAGTCACGTAAGGAACGTGGTAAGTTACAAGGGTCAGGAGATTACAGATGAAAATTAAATTAGAATCCGATCAGATTAATAAGCTCATAGTTAAGGAACTTTCCTTTATGTATGGTAATATTATTAAACCTACATGGGACATTCATGAGGACCCTAAAGAGACTAAGCGTACAGCTAATGCTTTCTCGAGAGTACTTAGGTATTACACAACTCAAGAAGAGTTCACTAAAATTATGCACAAACTAAATAAAGGTAAATAAATGAATAACAATAATAGTAACTACTTGCCAACTGACTACCAGACATTTATCTACACTAGTCGTTATGCCAAGTGGCTTGAGGACAAGGGTAGACGTGAGAACTGGGGTGAGACAGTAGACCGCTACATGGATAATGTAGTAAACCCTGTAATTGGAGAGGAACCTTCTGGAGATGATTGTCTACGTGACGCTATTCTAAACCTTGAAGTAATGCCGTCAATGAGAGCCTTGATGACAGCTGGTAAGGCCATGCAACGTGATAACACTTGTGCATATAACTGCTCTTACCTACCAGTGGACCACCCACGTTCTTTTGATGAAGCTATGTTTATCTTGTTGTGTGGTACTGGTGTAGGCTTTAGTGTAGAGCGTGAGGAGATTGAAAAGCTCCCACCTGTACCTGAGCTTATGAGTGCTACTGATGATACGATTGTCGTTGGTGATAGTAAGGAAGGTTGGGCAAAGTCATTGAGGGTTTTGCTCGAGCATTTGTGGTCTGGTGTTATTCCTAAGTGGGATGTGTCACTTGTTCGTCCAGCTGGTGAGAAGCTTAAGACCTTTGGTGGACGTGCCTCAGGACCGGGGCCTTTGATAGATTTGTTTAACTTCACTATTGACTTGTTTAAAAACGCACAGGGACGTAAGCTTACTGACATTGAGTGCCATGATCTTATGTGTAAAATTGGTGAAATTGTTGTAGTAGGTGGTGTCAGACGTAGTGCCATGATCAGCTTAAGTAACTTGTCAAGCAACCGTATGGCACAGGCTAAGGTAGGTCAGTGGTGGGAGAATAACCAACAGAGAGCATTGGCTAATAACAGTGTAGCTTACACAAGTAAACCTGATGTTAACTCGTTTATGCGTGAGTGGTTGAACCTTATGGAATCTGGCTCTGGTGAACGTGGCATCTTCAACCGTGAATCTACTATTAACAAGTCAAAGGAGAATGGCAGACGTAATGTTTACTCTAGTCCAGATGTATACTGGCGCTATGGCCTAAACCCGTGCGCAGAAATAATCTTACGTCCGTACCAGTTCTGTTAGGCTAGAGTTAGCAGAAGTAAAACAAGGTGAATTGCTGGGAAGCCTAAGTACATAGTATAAGGTAATCAGCAGCCAAGCCCATCAGGGATGATGTGGAAGGTTCAACGACTAGGGTGAGAGACTAGAACAGTTAATAATGCCCATACATTCAAGCGAGTGGAAGCGCCTTGCCCCCTACTAGGGGTGATGATATAGTCTGATCTGCGGGGAAACTCGTAGGAGTATTTAGAGGTTAGTATGAGAAATAGAGAAGGTTACATTGTAACAAGGGAAGAACGTGAATGTACTAAGTGTGGTTCTATGTTCAAAAATAGGGGTAAAACTGTTACCCTGTGTCCTAACTGTAACTCTGAGAGAGTAAAAGGTGAGTCTCCTGAAAAGAAAATGTTTCGTCGGGCTAAGACTAGAGCTAAGGAAAAAGGTTTAGATTTTAACTTAGAACTCTCTGATATTTTAATACCTAAAACTTGCCCTATACTGGGGGTTGAGTTAATTTGTCATAAAGGTAGGTCAGGGGGTCAACCAAACAGCCCTGCACTTGACAGAATTGACAATAACAAAGGTTATCTAAAAGATAATATTATGGTTATATCCCATAGAGCTAACATGATGAAAGTAGATGCTTCTCCTGAGGAGTTAGTTATGTTTGCTGAGTGGGTACTCTCTAAATACCGCCTGTGTATAGCAAGCACAGGTGAACATAAATGAACTTGACAGAGGTGGTTGTACGTGCTACAGATACCTTTGAGGATATTGCCAATAAAGTAAAAACAGCAACTATTCTAGGTACAATCCAAAGTACTTACACTAAGTTCCCTTACCTTCGTAAGGTATGGCAGCGTAATACTGAAGAGGAGCGTCTGTTAGGTGTCTCACTTACAGGTATTATGGATAATAAGCTCATGACATCTAAGAACAAGGACCTTGACCAAATGCTTGAGAAGCTGCGTCAGGTGGCAGTAGACACAAATAAGGATATGGCAGAAGCATTGGGTATACCTGTGTCAGCTGCTATTACTTGTGTCAAGCCTTCAGGTACAGTATCTCAGTTAGTAGATAGTGCATCTGGTATTCACCCACGTCACTCGCCATACTACATTCGTAGAGTACGTGGTGACTTAAATGACCCTATGACAAAGTTTATGGTTGAAGTTGGCATTCCTTGTGAGCTTGACGTGTTCAACCCTACAAAAACTGCTATCTTTAGTTTCCCTATTGCAGCACCTAAGGGCGCTGTAGTAACTGAGGACCTTACTGCCCTTGAACAGCTAGAGACATGGCTGACATACCAACGTCACTGGTGTGAGCATAAGCCTAGTATTACGGTTAATGTTCGTTCTGATGAGTGGGTTGAAGTTGGGGCATTTGTGTACAAGAACTTTGATGAGATGTCTGGTGTGTCATTCTTACCTTATGATGAGCACACGTATCAACAGGCACCTTATGAAGAGATTGACAGAACTGAGTATAGACGTTTGCTTAGGGAAATGCCAAAGTCAATTAGCTGGTCAGGACTGCAAGAGTTTGAAAAGGAAGACAACACAACAGGTAGTCAGACATTAGCTTGCTCAGGCGATAGTTGTGAAATTGTAGATATAGGTAAATAATGGCTAGACAAACACCAAAGAAAAAGACAAGTCGTCGTGTAAGCTCATATAACAATGAGGAGAACACACGTAGTCGTATCGTACTTACTGCCAAGACTGATACACAAAAGTCTTACATTGATGCTTTGCGTAAGGGTTCACAGGTAATCACCTGTGGACCTGCAGGTACAGGTAAGACATATATTGCGGCTACTGTAGCAGCACAACAGTATCAGAATAGGTCTATAGAGAAGATTGTCATCACACGGCCACATGTAGCTGTAGGTAATGACATCGGGTTCCTACCCGGGAATCTACAGGAGAAGACTACTCCGTGGGCATTGCCAGTGTTAGATGTACTGCAAAAACATTTAGGGTCTGGTGCCATTGAGACAGGGCTTAAGAATGGCAATATTGAGTGTTGTCCTCTAGCACTAATCAGGGGTAGGTCTTTTGACAAGGCATTCATTATCCTAGACGAGGCTCAGAACTTAACTGTTGATGAAGTGAAAGCTCTGTTGACACGTGTTGGTGAAGGGTCTACAGTTGTCCTGAATGGTGACCTGAGGCAGTCAGATATCAAAGAGCACTCAGGATTAGATAAGGTTATACACCTGTCTAAGAAGCACTGTTTACCAATACCTGTAATTGAGTTTGGCATTGAGGATTGTGTCAGGAGTGATATCTGTAAACAATGGATTGAGGTGTTTACTAAGGAAGGTCTTTAAATGGATAAAAGTTTATTCTCTAGGTTGACACCGCTTGAATTGTCTGTTAAACAGTCAGAGAAGCTTGAGGAAGATCAAGTTAAAGTTAAGGAAAAGTTAGATGAGTCTATACGGGAGCTTGAGTTAACTGATGCCTTCAGCAAAGGTTTAACAACTGCTCTTGTTATGTACACAGGTTATGAACCCTATGAAGCCTCTGTTGAAGCACAGGCTTTCCTAGAGGATAACTTAATTGACTCTAGTATATTTTTTGAAACAAAGGATAAATATAATGACTAAGTTGGAAGAACTACAAGATGCCTATGTTGAAGCTCGCTCTACTTATTATAGTGCTTGTGATGCTTACCATAGTGCTCGTAAGACTGTTGAGGCTGCTGATGCTGCTCGTGATGCTGCTTATGATGCCTACAAAAAAGAATGGGATAAACAAAATGCACAGTGAAGATAATAACAATTACTTTAAGCCTCTGATAATCACCGTACTCATTGCGGTGTTTATTATGTTTTTCACCGCACTATTGTCGGCTAATGAGTTACACAAGCGTGATGCCACCACAGTAGAGTTCAGGGGTCCCTTTGTAGAGGGAACATCAGCTTATGTGGAGAGTTACCTTAAGGCTAACCCACAGACAACTACTATGACATTTAAATCAGGTGGTGGTCTGTTTATTGAAGGTATTCACTTAGGTTACCTTTTAGAAGAATATAGCATCACAGCTATTGTAGAGCCTAAGTCTTACTGTGTATCCGCATGTGCCTTTGCGTTCTTAGGTGCGCCTAACCAAGGGGTCTTTGGTGTCTTAGCATTTCACTCGCCATTCCTGATGGAAACTGACAGCATTCCTGACAATACTGTTAATACCAACTTTGCACAGATTGGCGGTCTGGTCTTGTACTACATTATGGACCAAGGTTACCACAGCCAGTTGGCATACATAATTCAGACACGTACTGACCAACATACGTACCTAGTGTTTAACAATAAGTCAGACCTAGATGTATTTTATGTAGGTGATAGTAGTACACCAGTAGGTAGGTTTATTGAGTCTCTGGATATTACGGATGCTTGGGTTGATGGTCTAGTAAGGAGATAAGTCAGATGTTTATAATGCGGGTAACAATAGCAATACTTTCACTAATCCTTTTGGGGCTTTGTGTTTATGGCGTTGGGTTCATATTATCGGCAATTCCAATGTGGATAGTGCAGACCATTTTCTTCGGGGCCATAGCCTGTGTGGTTCTTTGGCTCTGGGTAAGATTTTCACTTTTTATTTATGATCAAATAAAGGAAGAATAACGGAAACTGACAAGAGATTTGCAGAGATAAGGAGAGTAATGATATGCTGAATAAAAACTTAGTCCACATTAAAGATGACAAATGGATTGACCCATCAAAAGTTATGATAATTGAGCCTTTACATGATGGCGTTCAAGTTGGGGGATGGGGTTGCTTTATGTTCTTTCCCGATATAACTGTTGAAGAATTTATAAAGCTCGCTTCAAAAGAAGATAAAAAGGAATGACCATGGTTGAACATCTGTTAATATACTCATTTGCGGTTACCTTCTGGGCCGTAATGTCGACAGCAATGTATTTGAATAAATAGGGGGTGATATGAATAAACTAGTTATGATTACGCAGAACAAATGTAACTTCTGCCTGTTTGCTGAGGAGTTACTTGAGGAGCATGGTATTGAGTATGCCAAGATAAGCCTTAGTGAAGAGTCAGGTACCGAGTGGCTACGTACTTTCTTAGCTAAGTCAGGAATCAAGACTGTACCTGCTATCTTTGAGGAAGGTGTTTACATGGGTGGTTACACTGAACTTAAGGAGAAATTAGAGCCGCATACGTCACAGGGTCTTGGTAAGTTGGCACTGTTAGATAGGGATTTATTATGAAGGTAATATACTTATTAACAGTAATGTTCTACCTACCTGATGGTGGCTTTATTGACGGAAACCAAGTTGACGGTTGGTCACCAAGGCCACACGATACACTAGCTAAGTGCCAACATCATGCGGAGTACCTGTTAGATCAGGGGTTCCCTAGTTGGGCTAAGGGTTGGGCAATTGGTTGCAGGGAAGCACCTGTAGATTGGTACGGTGATTAATATGAAGGTTTCTTTTGAGTATGATCAAGACCCACGGTATGGTTGGGCTTTTATTGACTTAGGTGACTCTAGCGAGGGTTTGATTATAATCCGTACAGATGAAGGTTCTAAGGGCTTTATGTATACTGATGGTGAGATGAAGCCCACTTGTATTTGTAGCGCTTGGAGTAGAAACGAGTGTGCCTGTGGTGGCTGGGAGGATGCCTACACTTAGATAACAAAAAACCCACGTAGGCTTTCATTAGCTTACGTGGGTTTTTCTTATGATCTTTTGTTTTTCTTACGTGCAGTCTTAGTACGGGCGTATGACCTATTCTTAGATTTTGATTGCATCTTTAAGTTAGATGATCTGTTGTCTTTGGCATTACCATTCCTGTGTGCCACATCTTTACCATCGCCCTTCTTAGCCTTACCTGCTTTTACCATCTTGGCCCTAGCAGCATTACGACTAGCTCGCTTCTTCTTTTGTTCTTCTGTGCCTTGATAATTTTTGTATTCTTTTTTATAGTTACGGTTACTTGGCATATCTAATATCCTTAGGTGTAAAAGTTTGATCTTGTGTCATATAAAATGTTGCATTTATGTACTGTGGTTATACTGAGGTTATCGATGTTACTTATGTCAAGTATGACTGGACCAATAGAGTGCTTCCCTTGTTCTCTTGAGATAGGTGTGTTTGAGTCATCTTCCCCAAAAATATAACCAACACGTCTACCGTTCTGCAACGCATCTAAATGTATGAACTCACAGCCCCTGAGTTTATCAAATGTAAAATACAAGTGTAACTTACCATCAACACGTTTGATTTTCTCTAGGGCTACATTATCTACTACTGGGTAGTTAAGTTCTTCATAAGACTTTATAGAAGGTACTACAAAAACAAAAAAGACAGTAAAGACTAGTAGCGCCACAACAGAACCTATTAGGTTTCTTATTATTATAGACTTCATTGTTTAACCTCTATTATCCAAGATATGAGTCCATTTTTAACACTTAAGTAAATACCTATTATAAATGCCAACCACATAAGTACGTTCTTAATTATAGAGCCAAGTGAACCTAAAGTATCTAGTGCAGTTACTATGTTAATAACACGCTTAAGGGTTTTAACTTCTTCCTCATTAAAAACTGTAACTTCCTTGTTGTCCACTAGTTTTAGAAGTTTATCAAGCACCTCTTTATCATTAAGCTCGTTTTCTTCCATAACTAATTACTTCCTGCTTATGAAGGTCTTTGCTGCAGCTAAACCAAAGAGGGATGCCACTATTACTGAGAAATCATCCTCAAACCACGAAGGTAGTTTCAGGGGGTTAATATAGTCAGATGCTACGGTGCTGTCCAGAAAGATAGCAGCGATGTACAATGCACATGAGGCCTCTGCTAAGAACAGAGGTAATCTACCGAGCCAATGGCTCAACTTGATTTTACGTATACTGGCATCTGCTTCAATGGCAATACGATCTGTACCGTGTTGTAGCTTCTGTTTATCACCCTCGTTCTCAAGGTACTTTTCACCTAAAGATAACAAGGGTGACATGAGGCTCTTTACTAACCATGTGACCATAGGCGTTACCCCTTATCCCGTGAGTCATCCCACCGCGCATAGAGGGTTACAAGAGCACCAACGACAATAATGGCACCTAGTACCATCTGGACCGTAGAAGCTCCTGAGAGGCTCTCCTGTTGGCCTGTGATGACATCTACAGCTTCATTAATAGGTTCAATGAGTGTACCTAAGCCACCAACACCTGCACCAGCTGCACCCTTCACTGTACGTGACTGTGACAGGGGTTTGGAATTAGGTGATTTAAGGAACAGGACACCCTCTGCTACTCGCCTACGTGTCAAGCCTCGGAGCACACGCCCACCTGCTTTATTCCATAGTTTCAAACGAGCAGGTACACCCTTGAAGTTACCAGCGTTGACATAACGTAGGACACTTGACTTACGGAAGTTACCCGGGCCTACATTATAACAGAATGAGACTAATGCCCCAAATTGGTTCGGCGTTAGTGGGACAGTAACTGCCTCATCTACAGCCTTGGCATACTTCTGTAGGTCACGTTGTAGCATCTCTTCACCCTCTTGCTTGGTGATTTTCATGCCAGCGTGTACCTTAGGAGCACCAGCCATGGACGTGTGTCCATAGCCGATTGTCCAGACACCTACAGAGTCTTGGTATGCCTTTGATCGCCACCCTTCGAAACCTTTGATAAGGTCAAGAGATGCTTTGTTAAGTTTGTATGTCATTAGTTTATCCTATCTCTTTTTCTAAGCCTTGGAACCACTTAGGTGCGTCTTTCATGTTACGATTATACTTGTTAAACATAAAGTGGGCTTTCTTACTACCTAAACCTAGTGTACCATAGTCTACATGTAAACCTGTGTTACCTGAGTACATGCCAACCCTCTTAGCCCCACGCTTAATAAGTTCTTTAACCAAGCGTTCTCTATCTTTATCTGACATGCCCTTGATACTGATGTCAACTGCCTTACCAGCCATGTGTGTTGAACCTTTAGTACCACCTACTTTTTTATTGTGTTCTGGTGATCTATAACCACTTTTGATAACTAAGTTCATACCCAAAGCTTTTGCAGTGTCATTAACATTTTGCCTTATGGTAGGCGATAGACCTGCGATTTGATCTTTGTGTTGATATGTAACATTATCTTCACGGACTGAACCGCCACCTCTATCAAGTACGGCTAGTCCTTTTGGTGTAGGTTCCTCTTGACCAACATTACCGGGGTTTTTACGCATAGAGTTTAACTTATTTTTAGCCTCTTCTACATCAAACTGGGCTTTATTTCCTTGCCCATAATAAGACTTACCTGTGCGTGGGTCAGGCCATGAGGCAAACTCCTTAGCAGCTTCTAGCAGTGCCGCCTGTTCATCATTACTCTTACCTTTAAGGTAGGCACCAAGTTTAGGGCGTTTCTTTGTTACGAGATAGTCAAACAACTTCTCTTGAGTTTCTTTGTTAAACACATCATCCCTTGTTACAACACCTGCATCTACTGCCATCTTAAGTGTATCTGGTATAATCTGAAGTGAGCCTACAGCAAACGCCTCTTTACGTGCCTGTGCGTCCATAATTTCGCCAATTTTGTTCTGACTAGTTGGTTTACCATTGATAACACCTTTTTCAGTGCTACCAATAATCTTACCACCACGAGTACCTTTGTTTAGCGCATCAAGGCCACCCTCACCTGATGTAAACACATCCATAGCAGATGTACCAGATGTAGCATCTTGGATGGCACGTTGACCAGCTGGTAGCTCAGGTGAATCCTGTGTGGCATAAGCCATAACTTTAGCTTCCTGCTTTTCAACAAGCTCAGACATAGCGCTAAGAATGCTTTTAGGGTCATTATTGTCTTTAGTCAGCTTAGCTACAGCAACATCCATAGAATCCTCTGCAGTAACGCCAGAATTGTTAAGCGTAGCTGCTGTTTCTTCTGAAAGACCAAGTTCACCTAAGTCGGAAGGTCTGTCTACTGGTACAGGTGGTGTATCAGAAACTTCACCTTGGTTCATAACGTCATCCATAGAAAACTCAGGTGAAGCTTCTGCAGGACCAGCTGGTGGCAAGTCTTCCTTAACTTCATCACCTGTTTGATCAGGGGTAACTGGTGCATCAGTAGCTACCTCAGGTTCCTCAGGTGACCAGTCGGCCTGTAGACCCTCTACAAACCCTAGTGTCTCCTTAGACCTACGGATAGACTTAAGACGACCTGAGTGATCATCAGGTACATATAGTCTATTGCCATCTTCAGATACTTCATAACCAACTGCCAAACCACGTTCCCTAACCTCATTAGCAAAGATTGTGCCATTGTTAGCACGTGTCATGGTGTCTTTGTCAACAAAGTACTTACCCTTATCCTCATCAAACTCATAAGGGAAAATAGATTTACCCAGCTGCTCTTCTATGTTTTGCTCAAGGAAACCTTTCTGAGCCTCTAGTCCCTTCACTACAGAGTTACGCACAAAGTTTGCAGACTCAGGGTCAGTTTTCTCAATGTGCTGCAGGTTATTTAATAAGTTGTCTGAAGGGAAATTCTCTGTTAAGAACTCCTTGGACATAAATTTCCCAGTAGAAGACATTATAAGACCAAGGTTAACAGCTGAGTCAATGTAAGTCTTTTTACCTTCTGGTGTGGCATCAATGAACTCAGCTTTTGAGAACTTAGCCCAAGTCCCATTATACTTCATATGATCAACCATCTCAGACGGGGTAGTATCTCTCGCATAGATTTGCTCTGTCAGAGTCTTACCAATAGTCTTCGGGTCTTCCCCAGCTTCGGTAGCCACTGCTTCTGCTTCATTAACTTCCTTACGCTGCTGTTCTACATCAACACCCGGTGTAGTACCTCGTGGCATACGTGACTGAAGTTGAATGTTAGCGATGTCACTCATAAACACAGACATACTCTTATCATCAGCAAGTAGTTTCATAAGGTCACCATTTTTTGACACAAGTAGTGCTGCTAAGGTAACAGGGTTAACTGGTGTCCCATCCGCTTCTGCTTGTGAAGCATACACCTTAAGTAGTTTATTAAAGTTCTGCCTCTCAGTGTTATTCTGTACCTCAAGTGATGTTAGTTTAACAAGACCTTCTATAGCCGTAAACATGTTTTGACCATACTCAAGGTAGTTCTCT